GATTCGAACTTGCGACAAAGTGATTAACAGTCACCGACTCTACCGCTGAGCTACAGGGGATCAGGCAGGCAAGGAGGGACTCGAACCCCCGACCAACGCATTAGAAGTGCGTGGCTCTATCCATCTGAGCTACTTGCCCTTGCTGACCTTCATATTATAATGCTTTCCGGTCTGTGCGTCAACCCTCTTCTACGACTTCCGTCTCAGACACTTCTGCTTCTGGTTCAGGTTCCGGCAATTTGACTCCGGTTGCTTCCAAATATTCAATAGCACCTTGAGTCTTAAACATCAGTTCTCTTGTTCTTGTAGATTCTCCTTGGATATTTTCTAACTTAGATGCAAGATTATTCCTCTGTTCCAATAATTGTGAAAGGTGATTTTGCTGTTCGTTCATTTCAAATAAGTTTATGTAACATTATATATAAAAAAATAAACCATAAATAATTTTAAAGAATTGCATTAAAATGAAAAAGGCATTATTTGCTTTCGGAATGGTTTTGATGACTGGGGCAGCAGCAAATGCTGGTGCCCTTACAAGTAGATTATCATCTAGTGTTCAACTTAATGTTGATGCTGCTGCCACTAGAGCAGTAAGATTAGGAAACTCTTACAGTGTTTCTGGTAGCAATGTCACAACTAGCGGTGGACTTGGAGGACTTGGAACACTTACATCTGGTGTTGCTGATACCCCTTCTATTCCTACTGCAACCCAAGCAACCAGTGGTCAGGCATTTAGCTTCAGTAATTCATTCACTCAAGGTGATGCTTTACCTGGCAGCGTTAGCACTGGTGCTGTTGCTCCCTTTGGAGACCTTACATCCACTGCTGCTGGTTCTGCTGGAACTCTAGCAGGTACTATCGACACCACTGGTGCTGTAAGCATCACTGCTGGTGGAGCAGGTACATCTGCTATCGGACAGTTTGTATCTGAAGTATCTGTATTTGAGTGATGGAGGGGCTTAGTTATGGTTTTCCAAATCCAAAAGGGTGTCAATGTGATTGTCGTGGCACCTCTTTTTGCCGCTGTTGCACTTATTGTGATGTCTTCTGGACAATCCAAAGCAGTGCCAGTCGTACCAAACTTCACGCAAGGGTCAATGACGACCCGAACGGAAACTAAACAAACAATTAATGAAACCATCAACTCGATGGATTATTCGACTGGATATCAATATTCAGTCACAGGAACTAATGTCAAAACAAATAGTGGTCAGATAAACTTACCCACTACACAGACAAGCAATACTATAGACGGAGTGACTTCGACATGGACTGGTTTACAAGGAACAAATACTTGGGTGCAAGCAAATCCTGGAGCAGCATTTCAGTTCACAGAAACTTATCAAGGACCAGGATTACAGAACCAGACAATCATTCAAAGAGAAACTCTCGTCGAAAGCTTAACAGAAACTACCTCTATCTTCTCCCAATAATTTGTTATGGAATCTTCCCGTCTCAAGTATTTGCTAATACTGTGGGTGGGGTCTCTGCTACTGCTAATCCCGTTGCTAACAGCAGCGGATCGGTTACAAACCAGGCTATCCAAGTATTACAAGGACCGTATATTACAAATACATATGGTGGGGGAATTCAATGTCAAGGACCTACCCTAAACTTCACACCATATGTAACTGGTGCAGTATCTGCTGCTAAACCATACGAACCATACTTTAATGATCCAGTGTATGATATTAGTGATTTAGATGAAGATGGAAGGATTGATAATCCAGGAGATATAATTTTTGAAAAAAGAACCAGAACAGGACAGAAAGATAATTATAATTTAAGTGTTGGTTTCTCTGCTACATGGAGTCGTCCACTGGACCGGAAGTTACAAGACCAGTGTAAGGAAGCAGCATCAACACAGATTGCTTTACAGAGACAACTGACTGCTAATAAGAGATTAGATTTTGAGTTGGCAAGACTTAAGACCTGCGGAAATCTAATGAAGGAAGGAATCTTATTCACTCCTGGCACAGAGATGTCAAAGTTATGTGCCGATGTGACAGTAATGAATAAGAATGCTATTGCCCCTCATCGTCATTCTATTCCTCAATAATGGTTTATTTTCTTAAGTCTCTTTGTAACTGTCGTCTCTCACTTACAGAGAGCACTACTTCCTTAACTCCTACTTTATTTTTTGCTTTCTGAACTACTTTCTTTACAGCAGGTCTGATAATCTTCAGTAGTAACTCTGCTAATGGTTTACCAAAGACTGCTGCTGTTGCTGCTGCCACAGCAACCGTAACTGTTGTTGTCACTTCGTTTGCTGATGGTAAATACTTCTCTACAAATGTAGGTTCTTCTATTATCTCAACGGTTTCTTCCTTCTCTTCTTCAGTGGCAGTAACAAAAGGAACGTTTGGAGGTTTTGGTGTAGGTGGTAATGGTGTCTGTGGTATCTCTGGGGTTTCTAGATCGAGTTCAGGTATAGGTTCTGGTGGACCAGTAAATACCATGTCGTCAGGATTATAATCAATAGGATTAAATGACGGCACAGTAGCATCACAAATGACCCTATTACCATTAGGATCATTGTCAACACCAGGACCTGCTGGATTATATTCTACACATCCAGGTATGTCTACAATAGGAGAACCTATGGTAACAGTAACTGGTGGTGATATATTTGTAATGACTGGTTCAGGAAGACCAGTAAAGATACTTCTAACTGGAGGAATCCCAATCTCCCTGATAGGTTCAACTTTTACATCACGAATGTTTGGCATCAGTCTTTAAAGATATTTGCCACTGCTGTGAACAAGTGGAAAAAAATCACATACAAGAAAAACTTATCTTGAGTATCTCTTTTCTTTTTTGCTGGAACTGATCTAGCCATTTTTTAAATACCAAAACATCTTTTACTATTTAACAATTCTCACACTTTTTTCAGAAAGGCAGTACACCACCAGTTTGTGCGGGTAGTTCAGGAACTTCTGGCATCTCTGGCATAAGTCCTTCAACCATACCAGGAAGTGCCTCTGTGATTGCTTCAGTAACTGCTTCTGTTGCCTTTACTCTGGCACCCTCAATGAGAGCATCCTTATTCATATAAAGATATCCTCCAGCACCAACTATTGAAAGTGATACTAATCCCGAAAGTAATGCGATTCCGTTAATTACTTTTTGCATTTTAGTTCTTACCTTTTTTTATAGGCCATGTAATATGTAGACCATAACAAAGTAATGTTATAAATCCAAATACAAATAATGCTGACATATTTACTCCTTTTTAACTATAGTTTCTAGTTCAACAATCTTAAGTTCCAATTCCCTTACTCTAATAATAGTATCCTGAACATCTTTAGGTGGTTCAAATTCATCAATCCAAGTATCGTTCTCCTCAACCTCTTTCATAATCCTTTCAATCTCTAATTGAAGGGCTTGAATCTCTCTGTTTTGTTCTGCATCATCAGGAAGAGATCCCATTGTACCTCTAGGCCAGTTGATACGAAAGTCAGAATTCAGTTTAATGGATTCTGCTCTAACTTCTTGGTTTGTTTCAATTCTATTTAACCTTTCAATCACTCCACTATATGCCCATGTAGAGACTGCAACAGCACCTACAATAGAAATCATATTGCGAACAGGCATCGCAACTTTAGTGTCATCTGAAACTGATACTGAGTTTACTTCAGCCATTACTCTACCAGAGTGCCATGTGCCCTTCTAATTTCACGAAGTGCTTCTAGGTTCATATCCTTGGTTCCACCATCATAGGCATGAGCATATCCTTCAGTAATCATTTGCTCGTTAAGGGACACACTGTCGTCCCCAATGTAAAGCCAGCCAAGAAGACGCCCATATTTACCGACGCCACCAACAAGTTCAGTCCTAACAGACAACTCATCATCACCAGCGATAGTACTCTCCAGTTTCTCTTTGAGCCAGTTGGTTGCGTCGATTCCAAGTGCTTTCTCCTCTAGATTTCTCGTCCTTTTCTCCGGCGTATCAACTCCAGCAACTCTAACTCTTTCTTTCTTGTATAGATCAAACCCGAGGTCGATAGTAACATCAATAGTATCACCATCAAGTACACGATTGATCTCCGTCACTCTGAAGTTGTAGCAGCTCTTCCTGCTTGGTGGTTTCATTGCACCCATTATTCATCTCCTTAGATGCTATATTTAGTATGTATATAACATAACCTAATGCTAATCCAACAGCAATAATTACTAAAATAATTACCGACCACACAGGATCAGCAACATTATCAAGTGGACGTAATAATAAATTCATTTATTATAAAGAATAAGGTGGTTGAGGAGGATCCGTTGGTACAGGTTTAATTATCGTTTCACTATTTTCAAATCTAATTGGACCTTGCTCAACTCTTATAGTTTGAGAAGGTGCAGTTTGTGCAGCAGATTCTATTAACCTTTCCATATCTTCTTTACTAATTCCACCTCCATTACTACTACTCTCTCCCGATTTCTTTGCTGCCTGTACACCGAAAGTAGCTAAAACTCCAGTAAATACTGATGCAATAAAAGTAGGATCAAGTTTCTGTTCGGGAACACCTAAAGCAGGAGGTAACTTAATATATGCAAGTGTGAGTATTCCACCGCTCCATACTAAAATAGCAAGACGAACAAATGTTGACAATATTTCCAATTGCTCTTCTTTATCATCAACTGATTCTTTAAGTTTACCAAAAATACTTTTATTTTTTAACTTTCGATTCTTAACTTCTTCTTCCATTAAAAACCTGCAGGTTCTTATATTTATGGTTTTAGAAGATCAACTGTGATATTTGTTTTCTCTATTTGATTAAATTTTTGACACAATCTATCACTGGATTCATGTTCCCATTTGTGATATGTTTGTTGTAAGTGTTTTTTATAATGAGAACTATCGCACAATTTCATTTCTTCGGCAACGATAGTCTTGATTAGTATATCTCTAGTTAAAGATGTCATACTTGAATTTTTGTTATCCAACAAAGAGTTCACCATTATAACACAAGAGGTTTCACAGAACTCTTCTTGGTAGGTTATCTGTTTAGGATGTTATTATTTAGTAATGTAACCTTCCTTAACTAAGTACTTACGGGTTAAAGGAGTAGGTTCATAAACCTCCCACATATTACCATCGGCACATGCCGCAAGTGCATCAGAGGTCATTCCTTCCGTTTTACCTGCCCATGTTGCTTCCTTTTCCCATGGCCATGCTGACTCGGGATATGCACTTTCTACCATATCACGCCAGAGCATAGGAACTTCATCTTCAGGTTTAATAATAGCAATCAAACTATTATCAATAGTCCCTGCCATACAATCCTGTGCAGCGTG